GATGTGTTGTTTATAGTTTCTTCTTTCCACTTATCATCACGTCCTGGAACATCGTGCCAATCTACTCTAAAGTTTTTATATTCATTAACGCCTTGTATTGATCCTTCCCATATCTTATGAAAGGTATTACCAATACCATTGGCTGTAGATGTTACTATAATTTTTGTATCACCACCAGAAGATACAACTGGATACGTTGATGTATAAAACTCTGCAGCACGTTCAACAAAGGCAAACTCATCTAAGTATAATAAGTTTATAGAAAGACCACGAATAGAAGATCCTGTAGTAGCTGCAGCAATAATTCTACTATTATTACTAAAGTCTATATTTGATTTATTAAGAGCCTTACATCCTGGTTGTAAAAAGAATGGAATGTTTTCAAGCATAATTGTTATTCTTGCTAACATTTCTCTTGCAGTTGCGCCTTTGTTAGCTAAAACCGCTATTGATTTTTCTGATTGAAATAATGCAAACCATAATAAATAACCGCACGCTGATATAGATTTTCCAGATTGTCGGCATGCTAATACAATATTAAATCTTTCGCTTTCAAATTGTTGAAACATTTTCTTTTGATAAGGATATAATTCAAACGGAACTAAACCTTTATCTAATGAAATAATCTTTGCATATTTTTCTACAAAATACACTGGATCTTTCATACACTTCGCATATTCAAGTACTTCTTCTTGTGTAAAATTAGAAGTAATACCGTCTTTTTTTATATTAGGATTGCCTAGATAGTTTTCATTCCGGTTTTGGAGTGACATTCACTATTTCCGATTCATTCTTTAGTAGCTTTTGAAGCTCAGTGGTGGAACCAACAAAAAGATTATTAGTTGTATTTGCAACCTTTTTAATATCATCTTTTTTATCTATTTCTTTCTTTTTCTTATTAAGATCCATAAGTCTATCGTTTACATCTGAAATATTTTTAATCATTCCAGATAATACTTCAAATGCTCGAGGATGTTCACTTTCTCGTGCAACCTCAATCATTAACTCTAAACTCTGTTTACCTTTTTCCACGAGCTCATAATATGTGTCTCTTGAATATTTGTAATCATTATCGATATTCTTTTCTTCTGGAGGAAAGAATTTTTCCATATCTTTTTTATCACTCATTTAATGTAACTAACTCACGGTTTTTAATGTGTTCATGTTCAATGTCATCTTTAGATTGACCATAGTATCTTACTGCATGGTGTTTTTCTACCATATAATCATTAATAGATTGATCTGCATAATTTGTTGTTCTCCACAATTCACCTAAGATTCTGCCAAATTTACCTTCAGCATCTTTTTGTGTCTTAAGTGTTATGCCGCCTTCGTCATCTAACATTCCTGTTAAAAATTTCTTAGCAGCTAATCCATATTTTTTTTCTTCAAGATCTCTTGTTCTTGATTCTGGAGTATCTATAGCATATAATCTTATTCGTTCTTTTTTTAACCATACGCCAAAACCTAAATCGATATCAACATCGACAGTATCGCCATCGATTATCTTTACTACTTTACATCTGTATTCATACATATTTAACTCGCACTATCTAAAATTGTTGTTGAAAATCCAAAGTCACTATCTTCGAGGCCAATAATATTTGAAGGATTAGGTGTTACTACTATAGTTTCTAATCCTATATCTGAATCATTTAAACCAGCTCCGATATCAAATACCTTTGCTCTAGCATCTCTTATAATACTAGTATCTGTTATTGGACCATGAAAACTTAATTTCATTTCGAAATCCAACGTATAAATTATTGTTCTTCTTTGTTCCATTGCTCCTTCAAAATCATCTGAAAAAGAAACACCTTGAATAATAACTTGTATGTCTTCTTTAAAATCAGGATATTCTGTTGAGAACGGTTTTATTGTCATTGCGTATTGTGGATTAAATGTAGGAAGTATTTGTTCTACAATCTGCAATGCATCATCTTGTGATTTAGCATATGCATTTAATTGAAAATTTATTGAATAAGGAACTGGATTAAAAAAACGTTGTCTTTTAGTATTTTCGCCAGTAGATGAATTTGTAGTAAAATTTCCAACTTTAGCTAATTGTCTTTGCGCATCATATGAAATAGATGTAATCTCAAAAGACAGTCTTGGTAACTTTATAGCAACTTGAGTGTCTTCTGTCAAATTAGGATTTTCTCTTATTCTTTCAAGATACTTTTGTTTTGGTGCATAAGATAACGGAACTCTAAGTTGACTAATTACAGCACCAGATGAATTTTGCCTGATAACGTATATATTATTAAAAAGTCTGCCGAACAGCGCCACAGCCTTTTTAGTTTTTGCATGATAGAAGTGTCCGCCAAACATTAGTTATTACTCACATCGCCGAATGGATTGGATTCACTGAAGTCAATGAAGTCTGCACCTGTTGAAAAATCTGCATTTTGCTCGTTCTCTGATAATTGATTATCTTCTACTACTAACGATATTACACCACCTGCACCTGTTGTTAAACCAGCTACAGTCGCAGCTGTAGCAAAGGTATGATATTTGCCGTCATCAGCGCCTGCATGAATAATATGAAGTTTACTATCTGAATCTGAATACTGAGCAACTTCGCCTCTTATCGTAGTACCACCGCTTGTTGAAGTAATTGTTTCGCCAACTTTAAAAGGATCACCTGTTTTATCAGTTAGTGATAAGATATACTTATATGCGTATTTAATTTCAAGACTATCTAAAGCATCTACGCCCGTATCCATATCTTCACCAGTATATTCAAATAACTGACATCTCATTTTATATACTGGTAAGTTACTTAATTGATAAAATGGCTGTTCATGTTCTACATGTGATATTTGAAAAAAAGATTTACTTAAAGGGAGATATATTAAATCTCCTTCAGCAGGTCTTTGTGTTTTAATTTCGTTATCGTACCTTTGTACAGTAGCAGCCCATCTTCTTCTTGACACTACGAATGTAGCTTCATCACGTATTTCAACGCCAAATCTTGTAAAAAGATCTCCTTCGCCTTCAAATCCTTCTGTGTTCTCAATATACATTTCAAGTATATGAGAAGAATTAAAACTCGATACTGGATCATCACCAAATATCTCATCTTCATTTACTATATCACGAGGTAAATAAAATACGTCTTGCCCGTAAGCTTTTAATGCCTCAATAACTATATCTTCATAGAGGTTCTGCTCTGATCTTACTTTTTGATTAAAGTATAAATTGGTTGCCATATTATCCTACAAAGAAATCAGGTGGAAATTCGTGTTCTAATCTTATGTTTTCTCTAAGAGTTGCTATTTCTGCAGTAGCATCATCATAAATTTGTCTTCCATTTAAAATAACTCCTCCAGGTAATTGCATCCCTTCAAATTTAATTAAGTTTTGCCCCCATTGCTGTTTTATTAGTGCAGTTGTATATTCCTTTACGAACATATCATTAAATATAGAAGTATGATCAACGTCACTTACTTCAGTGTAAACTTCAGCTACAATATAATCACCTGCTTTAATATCGCCATCAGCAAAATCACCAAAGATATATAGTCTATTTTGTCTACGTGAAAATTGTACTTGCGGTGTGCCATTTAATTTCATATCTAGCATAGAAAGATACTGCTGCATTTGCTCATAATACGCTAGATCACCAGCAAAATTCATTAAATCGTGTATATCGTTTAACATCATTTGGTATTTAATATCGAAAAAATTTCTAGATCCAGCAAATGAACTCGATAAAGGAAACATCTTAGAAACAAAAATAATATTACTAGCTAATGTGATATATTCATTGGTGACATCAGTTTCAGTAACTAAGTGTTTAAGGTAAGTTCTTACAGTTGCATCAGAATGAAACTCACGATAATACTGTAGCGATTCGTCAACTCGATCTTCTAGTTGATCTTCATCAACGTTTACTTCGATTACTGGTTCACCTAGACGCCTTTTACAATAATCTATAAGAGTTGCGCGTGAATTAGGAGCCGCCATTTATCTATCCTTTTTATTATGATGCTGTAAATACATATGCACGACCAGGTGATGGAGTCTGATTAGCTACGCCCGGCGAACCTACTATTATTGACTTATTGGTTTCATCTATGGCAATTGAAAAACCATATTTATAACTAGCTGCAATATCTGATCCAGCAAATGTTTTTCTTAAAGTCCAAGTGCTTTCATCGCTTGTATCATAGACATAAGATACTGCATTAGCGCCGCCGCCACCAGCTGATTGAACTCCTATTGCAACTGTGTTTCCAGATATAGCAACAGTTTCTCCAAAATTTTGATTTAATACATTCGAAGGGGGAGTTAATTTAGTAACCTGAG